TGTCTCAGGTTTACGATAGTCGCGCTGTACTAGCCCTCTATAAAGCAGCACAGTACGATAAGTTGATGGCAAACAAGGGTGTTACTTCTAAGAAAGTAGCTACTGCTCCAAAGACTATTCGACCAGGAACTTCTAATCCGCAGAGTTCCGAGAATGAAACAGCAAAAAAAGATAGAGCAGCATTACGCCAATCTGGCAATAAAAAGGATGCAGCTCGTTTATTTGAACGATTTTTATAAAGGAATTTAATCATGGCAGCATATGATCGCTATACCGCTATTGGTGCGCGTGAGGACTTGACGGATGTCATCTATGATATCTCGCCAACAGAAACGCCCATCATGTCAACCATTGGCAAAACCAAAGCAACATCGGTTACGCATGAATGGCAAACAGATAGTCTCGCAGCAGCAACCACAGCCAACGCATTAGTTGAAGGTGCAAGTGCTTCTGAGGCAACAATCACCCCAACAACCCGTCTCGCAAACTTGACACAGATCGTAGGTAAGACTGTTATGGTTTCTGGTACTCTCTTGGCTTCTGATCTTGCTGGTCGTAAGTCTGAGATGGCTTACCAGTTGGCTAAAGCATCTGCTGAGATCAAGCGCGACATCGAGACCATCATCACAGCAAACCAAGGTCAGGCAGCAGGATCGTCTGGTTCGTCTGCTCGTAAGATGGGTTCTTTGCTCTCGTATATCAAGACCAACACAAGCAAGAATGGTACTTCCGTTACTGGTGTAGACCCAACAACCCTTGGTGTCTCTACTCGTACCGATGGTACAACTCGTGCATTTACCGAGACCATCCTCAAAGATGTTATCGCTAAAGTGTTTGCAAGTGGTGGTACACCATCAGCATTGTTTGTTAGCCCTGCACAAAAGCAAGTAGTATCAGCTTTTACAGGATTAGCAGCACAACGCTACCAAGTACCTACGAGTGGTCAAGCAACCATCCTAGCCGGTGCTGATTTATATCAGTCCGACTTTGGTGTATTGCAGATCGTTCCTAACCGCTTTATGCGTACCCGTGATGCGTTGATCCTTGATCCAGAATATGCAGCATTAGCATATCTGCGACCATTCCAGACCAACGACATTGCTAAAGTAGGCGATTCTGACAAGAAACAAATCTTGGCTGAATTGACCCTCGAAGTTCGCAATGAAGCTGCTCATGGTGGTGCTTTCGACTTATCTTGATAAATAGTAGATAAGTTGTAGAATAGGGGGTGGGCAAAACCTGCCCCCTTTCTAGGAGTCTTTATGTCAGAACTCGGCAAACGAGGTAACTTAGGTGTAGTAAACGGAGTAGTAAAAACAGCCTACGCAGATGGCGAGGGCGGTCTTATTATTAAGACAGAAACAGATTTAACCGACTTTATTGACCATACAAAGGCACAATACAATCAGCGTAGTGAAAAGACAGGATGGGGAGACTCTCCCCTAGATGCAAAGAATAAAATAGCATCATTACCTTTAGAGATTATTGAGACTCTAAATGTAATGGGAATTATGCGAGGCTTTTATATAATTGACCAAAATGCCCTCAAGAAGTGGCTAAATAACCCTGATAATAAGGTATTTAGAACTAGAGGGGGTCAGGTATGAGGATCGCTATATTAATGCCAGCTAGAGGGCAAATGGAAGTCGCTACAGCGTTTGATTTAGTAGCAATGTGTGCGTATACCATTAAGACCACAAAACACGATATAGACCTGTTTACTAGCTCTGGAACGCTAATATTTGACCAGAGGAATAAGCTGGTAGAAACAGCAATAGAAAACAAGGCAGACTATCTGCTCTTTGTAGATGCAGATATGAGGTTTCCAAAAGATACCTTAAAAATATTAATGGCTCACGATAAAGATATTATTGGGGTCAACGCAACTACAAGGGCAGAACCAGTTAGCCCTACAGCTAGGAACATCCATATTAACGAGGATGGATCTGTAGATTGGGTAGCGGTTTACTCTAATGCCAAAGAAGGCATAGAGAAGGTAGATGGGATTGGCTGTGGAATTATGTTGATTAAACAGAGTGTCATTAAGAAGATGGAAAAACCCTACTTCTACTTTGAGCAACTTTTAAACAACAAGATATTAGGCGAGGACATTTACTTTTGCATTAAGGCAAAAGACGCAGGAGTTGATACTTGGGTAGACCACAATCTATCCAAAGAAATTAAGCATATTGGGCAGTATGTCTATGGATGGCATAACATCGAACTACCAAAAGATTAGGAAATTATGGCTTATACAAACTTTACCGATCTCAAAGCATCGGTGGCTAACTACTTAGGTCGATCAGACCTAACATCGGTTATCCCCGACTTTATTAGCTTTGCAGAGCTACGCATGGCTAGAGACCTACGCACTCGGCAGATGTTAGAGTCAGCTACAGCATTAACAGTAAGTGGTGATGGCAAAGTAGCCCTACCTACAGACTTTTTAGAGATTCGGGATTTGCATATCCAAGGCAACCCAAGATACCCTATTACCTATATGTCTCCTAGTCTGTTTACTAGGGATGCTCCGGCAGACGAGAGTGGCAAACCAATTTATTACACAATCCTGGCAAGCGAGTTTGAATTAGCACCAAAACCAGACACAGCGTATACATTGGAGATTCTCTACTATGCTAAACCTACTGTATTGTCTACTGGTAATGCAAGCAATGTATTTCTTGCTAATTATCCAGATGCTCTCCTCTATGCCTCGCTTTTAGAAGCAGAGCCATACTTAATTAATGATGCAAGAAGTCAGACATGGGCAACCTTGTACGACAGAGCAATTAAAAACATATCCGATGCAGACCAAAATAGCGAGTATTCGGGTGTTCCATTACAAATGCGCGTAACCTCACGATAAGGAAATACCATGGCTGAAATGTCAAACTACCTAGAGAACGCACTAATCAATGCAACTCTACGAGCAACAACTTTTACCTCTCCTTCTGTAGTCTATGTTGGTCTTTATACAGCAGACCCAACAGATGCTGGTACAGGCACAGAGGTAAGTGGTGGATCGTATGCTCGCCAATCAGTAACTTTTGGTGCGCCGAGCAATGGTGTATCTACAAACTCTGCTGCGGTAGAGTTCCCACAATGCACATCGACTTGGGGAACAGTAAGCCATATTGGAATATTGGATGCAAGCACAAGCGGTAATCTGTACTACCATACTGCACTAGACAGTTCTAAAACAATAGAAACAGGAGATGTATTTAAGATCGCAATCGGTAATCTATCAGTTACCTTAGCTTAATATGTCTACTATTGTTACCAGAGCCGGTAAAAGCTCTCCGCTTACCCATGTAGAGGTAGATGCTAACTTTACCAATCTTAATACAGACAAGGTAGAGAATGGTCAAGCAGTTACATTTGCGACTATAGATATTGCTACTAGCGGAACAGATGCAGAAATAGCCCCAAACACAGGCATTACTGGCTGGAATTACTCAGGTTTAAATAAATCTATTACGGCTGAAGAAACCGTTGCAAACGGATTATTTATTAGTTCTGACGGTTTAAATATGTATGTCAATGGTGCTACAGGTGACGATGTAAACCAATATACGCTTTCAAACGCATGGGATGTATCAACGGCAACTTTTGTAAGATTGTTTTCTACATCAGCACAAGACTCTTCTCCACAAGATATTTTCTTTAAACCTGATGGTTTGTCTATGTTTATCATGGGCGGCACTAACGATACTGTTTTTCAATACACACTATCTTCTGCTTTTGATATTTCTACTGCAACTTACGCATCTAAATCGTTTAGCGTAACTTCTCAAGAAAATGCACCAACTGGTCTTTGGTTTAAGCCTGATGGCACAGTAATGTATGTTATTGGTACAACTTCAGACGCAGTATTTCAATACAATTTAGGTACGGCTTGGGATGTATCTACAGCATCTTATTCAGGAATTTCGTTTAGCTTTGCAACACAAGAAACATCTGGGCAACAAGTAAACCTTAGTGCTGATGGTTTAACCATGTGGGTTTTTGGTGCAATTGGTGATGATATTAGCCAATATGCTCTTGGAACTGCATTTAATGTTTCTACCGCAGTATTTCAAAATTCATTCTATATTGGTTTTCAAGAAACCAGCCCAACTGGTTTGTTTATTGATTCTACCGCTAACAATCGTGTTTACTTAGTCGGCTCAGCTACTGACGCAGTTTATCAATACAACACAGCAACTAACTCAATAAGTGCAGTAACCGATGTATTTAATACCACTAGCAACGCTAGGGTACAAGGTAACTTAGCAGTACAAGGCAGTGCCAATATAGATGCCGCTTTAGCTGCTGGAAACCTTACAGTTGGAACAACAAGTATTAGCGGTACTTTAACTGCTAGTTCAACCATAACATTACAGGGTGCAACATCAAGCACAACAGCACTTGGAACTTCTGCCACAACTGGAACAACTACTATAGGTGGCACTTCCCAAACTGGTGCAATTACTGTTGGTCAATCAACAGCCGCACAAACATTAAATTTAGGTACTGGTGCTACTGCTAATGCAACAACAAAAACATTAAATATTGGTACGGCTGGTGTATCAGGCTCTACTACTACTATTAGTATTGGTTCTGCGGTATCAGGCGCAACTAGCACAACAACCTTAAACGGGTTAGTAATAGATAGTATTAGTGCGGCAGTAAGTGCGGCTGGCACTACACAAGCTGGTGCTACTGGATTAGTTTCTAATATCAATAATGTGACTGTAGTAACTGCTGCGGCTGCTGGAGTAAGACTACCAACTGCAGTAGCTGGTATGCGTATCCTAGTTAGAAACTCAGATAGTGCGGATACTTTAAGTATTTATCCAGCAACAGGCGGTACGATTAATGCCTTGTCGGCTAATGCTGCTTTTACCTTGGCTGCTGGCTCAACAACCGAGCTAATGGCTACAACTGCTACTCAATGGTACACATTCTAATTAGGTTTATTAATGTCAAAATATACAGACCAATATGTTGTATATGGATATTGGGATACAGGATATTGTGTAGGTGATGTAACCGCTACAGAGGCAAATGGATCTATTAATTGTGTAGCCTCTGTTACTGTACTTGGAAGTAAAGTTCAATCTGCTAACGCTAGTATTACAGCAAATGCAACCATAGATATTATTAGTACAAGAGTACGAGATTTTAGTGGTTCTATTTCTGCTAGTGCAACAATAACAGCAAGTGCAATTAGACAAAGACTAGCAAACTGTGAAATTCTATGTGTAACGACAGTTAGTACACTTGGTAATGTAGACTTTTCTGGCAACGCTAGTGTTAACGCATTGGCTAACATAGCGTGTTATGCAAACGCAGTATTTTCTGCTTTAGGATCTGTTTCTAGCACTTCTACAATAAGTTGCCTAGGCAGAATATTAGGCGATAATTGGACAGGCGAGACAGCAGGAACAGAGGCTTGGACAGGTATAGCACCTAGTACGACAGTTTGGACAGTATCATCGGTAGGCTCAGAGCCTTGGACAGGAACAACACCAACAGTAACAACTTGGTCAAATATATCTAGCGGAAACTCACAATGGCAATCAGCAGAATAACATTCGGAGAATGGACACCAGATCAGCCAGGCATTACTAATGGTCTTAGGAGAGCAGAGAATGTTTACTCTAAACTTGTTGGCTATGGTGCTATTCCTGTTGCTGTAGATTACTCGGCAGCAGCATCTGAAAACCTTAACAATGTAGTTGCAGGAAAAACAACTATAGGTGCTACACTAGTATTTGCTGGTGGTTCTACAAAGTTATTTAAATTAAATTCTGCAACTTTAGCATTAGACAATGTATCCAAATCAGGAAACTACTCGACTCCTACCGATCAGCGTTTTAGATTTACACAGTTTGGTAATGTAATTGTTGCAGCTAATGGATTCGATAGATTACAAGGATTTAACTTAAATAGTTCTTCTTTATTTGCAAACCTAGCAGCAGATGCACCAGAGGCGCGATATGTAACTGTAGTGCGAGACTTTGTAGTATCGGGCTATCAATTAAGTTACCAAAATAGAGTGCAATGGTCAGCATTGGGAGATGAGTCTAGTTGGACAGCCTCCGCTACAACCCAAGCAGACTTCCAAGATATTCCAGATGGTGGCTCTGTAGTCGGTGTTACAGGTGGTGAGTTTGGTCTAGTCTTTATGGATCGTTCTATTCATCGGATGTCTTATGTTGGTAGTCCTCTTGTATTCCAGTTCGACAATATTAGTCGTAATTTAGGATGTTATGAGGCTAACTCCATTATTCAGTATGGAGGAACATCGTTTTTCCTAGGAGACGATGGCTTTTATGCCTGCGATGGACAAAATGTAGTTCCAATCGGGAATGAGAAAGTAAACAGGTTTTTCTTTGATAATGTAGATGAAGGTACTTTATACCTTATGTCGGCAGCAGTTGATCCTATTAAGAAACTTATTATTTGGGCATACGCATCTAATAGTTCTGCAACTCCTGATAGTTTGTTAATTTACAACTTTCAGACTCAGCGTTGGACTAGCGGAACAACAACTGTAGACAGAATTGCATCTACATCTACTCCTGCCGTTACTTTAGAAGGTATGGATGTCTATGGAAACCTAGACACCATTTTGACCTCCTTTGATAGCCGACTTTGGCTTGGTGGCAGACTGCTGTTAGCCGGTGTAGATGGTGCAAAGATTGTTACCTTCTCTGGTGCTAACGCTACAGCGTACCTAGAAACAGGCGATATAGAAGTGCCAGGATCTACTTCCTCTATCACAATGGTTAAACCTATCGTAGATGATGGATCTGGAAGCGTTGCATTGCTATCTCGTAGGCTTTTAACAGAGTCCACAGTATTTGGCTCTCAGACTGCAGCAGATGCCGAAAATAGAGTGTCTGTGCGTGGTATTGGTCGCTATCATCGTCTACAATTAACCCCTACAGGTAGTTGGACATCAGCAGTTGGAATGGACATCGATTTAAGCCCTCTAGGAACTAGATAATGTTTAGAGCATTACCCCCATTTGGTAGCGATCCTCGTGGAGTAGCCGAGGTAGTCAATGGGATTATGAATGGCAAAACTAACAATACTGGCTCTGTTACTTTAGCAACAGCTGGTGCATCTACTACAACAATTACAGATGCTCGGATTGGTGTAGATTCTGTCATTCTGTTGATGGCTACAGACGATACATCAGCTACAGCGTATTACCCTTATTTAGCGGTACAAGACGATACAGACCAAGCAGCAACAACGACAACAGCAGTAAACATTATGTCGTTTTCTACAACTGATTATGCGTTAGGTGCAAGTCTAGTAAGTAATACGAAACTAACAGCAGAATACTCTGGACTGTATAACATACAGTTTTCTGTACAACTAACTAATACGACCAACGATGTACAGACAGTCAGTATTTGGTTTAGTAAAAACGGAACAAATGTAGCAAACAGTAATAGTGAGTTTGGTATTAAAGCTAGAAAATCAAGTGGTGCAGCAAGCCAAGCTATTGCAGCATTAAACTTCTTCATTGCATTGCAAAAAGACGATTATGTAGAGTTAGTTTGGAGACCAAGCGACATTGGTGTAAGCATTGAGCATTTTGCTACCCAATCAAGCCCAACTAGACCAGCAACACCAAGCATCATAGCCACCATGAGTTATCTATCATCGAATGGCTATACCAGTAATCTTTTTACAATGCCTTATATATCAGCAGTAACCAACGGAAGTGCCACTATTAGCCATCCAGCTAACACAGTATCAGGCATGACTTATAAATACATCATCGTAGGATAAAACTATGGCAACAACTACTACAAGCTCGCAAATTGATCCAGCGTTACTACCTTTCCTTACCCAAGGTCTAGAAAGGGCGCAGAGTCTATTTTTGACAGGACAACAACCTGAGTTCTTTCCTGGTCAGACCTATGTAAGCCCATCGGCTGCGACTACTGAGTCGATTGCCCAACAGGAAGCTATTGCTCGCCAACAGTCTCCTGTTCTACAACAGGCTCAACAGGCTTATACATCGTCTTTAGGTCAGGTCGGACAAACTGCTGCCGGTGGATTCTTAAATGCCAATCCGTATCAACAAGCGATGATGGAGGCAGCTACTCGCCCACTAACCCAACAATTTAGCCAAGCAGTATTGCCAGGCATATCGAGCCTTTACAGCCGTTCTGGTCGTTTGGGTAGCGGTGCTATGGAAAGAGCATTAGGAACTGCTACAGAGGCTTATGGGCGGTCTCTAGGGGATATTACATCTAATATAGCTGGCACACAGTATCAACAAGAAAGAGGACTGCAACAACAAGCTCAATTGCAACAAGCTCAGTTAGCTGGTCTAGCACCACAGTTTTATGGTCAACAGTTCCTACCTTCTCAGACATTAGCTCAAGTGGGTGCACAAAGAGAGGCTATCGCAGCACAACCTTTACAAGAGCAATTGGCTCGTTATCAGTTCGGACAACAGTTGCCCTATCAGCAACTCCAAGG